TGTAGCCAGCATATTTAGCAGCTTCCATTCCCAACAACTTTGCCATTGCATATCCAAAATTGGTGCGTTCTGGTGGACCGCTTAAGATATACTCCTCTTTCATGGGCTGCTGACAGTTAACTGGATACACACATGAGGACGAGATGTAATAGAGATTTTTCAATTCAAAGTCTTTAGCAACATCGATGACGTTTATAGCCATCTTCGCATTCTGCATTAGAAATTCATATTGGTTATTCATATTGGCAGTGATTCCGCCAACAAGACCGGCGCAATGATACACCTCAGTGAATTCATACAGCCGAAATACTTCTCTTATATGATCTACATTAAACAGATTGCAGTTTATCATGCCAGCCTGTTTACCATTATACAATGATTGTGCGCCAATGCTCATGCGATTGTTGGTCCCAACCAGTGGTCGGCACACACCAATAGAACCAGGAAGACGACGCATTAGAGCTGAACCAAGCATGCCTGATGCGCCTAAAATTAAAGCAGTCATCCGAGAAGCTCTCTCACTCTGATAATCTTATCCTTCAATGGTCGATGATCATTGCCAAAGAAAAATCCATTCTTGTCGATCTTCTCAGCATTCTCAAGCTTTCCAACAATGCGCGTTTTCATTAGCTGCATCGCAGGATGGTTGACGAAGTTTCCGGCGACCACTGGACGAACTTCTATATATGGCTTGAGGCGTTCTATAGTTTGCGCCCGATCCCTATTTCCAGAAAGCACAACACCAAAGCCAAACCAACTTGAACACGAACCATTTTCTCGTTGAATCTCTATATCTTCTGTGTTTCCAAAATGCTCGACAAACACCTCTGCATTCTTTCTACGTGCATCGATGAATCTATCCATCTTCTTCAACTGAATGGATCCGATCGCCCCACTCATCTCTAGAGGGCGAACACAATATCCAGGCAACACAAAATGGAAGTTCTCTTGGAATTCGCTTACGGTTCCCTTCTTATATAGTGCAGTTGTTCTCAGATCGCGAACCCAGCCGTGCGCGCGAATAGATCGCATATAATCTGCCAAGACCCCATCGTTCGTGACAATCATACCACCTTCCATTGTTTGAAGATGGTGTGAAAAGAAAAACGAAAACGTACCAAAGGTTCCGAACGTGCCAGCCTGTTTACCATTATACAATGCGCCAAGGCTTTCGCAATTGTCTTCGATAAGATATAGATCATTCTTCGCGCACAAATAATTCAACTCTGTCATCTTACACGGCAGACCAAGAAGATTCACAGCAAGAACTGCTACAGTTTTCTTGGTGATCGCCTTTTGTATCTTCTCGATAGAGATATTAAATGTATTCAGATCAACGTCAACAAACACCGGAACTAATCCAAGCTGCGCGATTGGGAAGTATGTTGTCGACCAGCTTACAGCTGGAACGATCACTTCACTTCCAGGTTTTATTTCTTTAAGATACACAAGAGAAGCAAGACCAACCAGATTAGCCGAACTACCACTGTTAGTCATAACAGCATGTTCTACGCCCATCTTGCTCGCAAACTCTGTTTCGAACTTCGCCACTTCTGTTCCCATTGTATATCGACCATTCCGAATCACGCGCAAAATGGCAAGCTTCTCGCGCCAATTCCAGCTGTCTGTCGCCAGAGGGTAGTGCATCATTTCACATATCCCTCTTCTTCGCAGTCATGCTGAACCATTTCGCAAATCAGTTCTTCGAACGATATAGTTGGCTTCCAACGCAAATCACCATTAGCCTTAGAGGGATCGCCACGAAGATCATTCACTTCATTTGGGCGATAATACTTAGGGTCTATGCGAACACGAGTAATACCAGCGGCATCGACGCCGACTTCGGAAACACCAGTGCCTTGCCACACCAAAGGCATATCAGCAAAACTAAATGCAAGACTGACCATCTGACGCACCGTATGTGATACGCCAGTGGCAATAACAAAATCTGCAGAATATGGATGCTGAAGCATCATCCACATTGCTCGCGCATAATCTTTGGCGTGTCCCCAGTCACGTTTCGAATCTAGATTACCCAAGCTCACGCAATCTAGTGTACCATGTTTAATTCTAGCTACAGCCTTTGTGATCTTGCGTGTTACGAAGGTTTCCCCTCTACGTGGGCTCTCATGATTGAATAGGATACCATTAGCAACAAACATGCTATACGATTCACGATAGTTCCTACCAATCCAGTAGGAGTAGAGCTTTGCCGAGCCATACGGGCTGCAGGGCTGAAACGGCGTCAGCTCACTCTGTGGCGAGAGAGATGATCCAAACATCTCAGAAGTGCAAGCTTGATATATGCGAGTGGTTTTTAGTTGGAGGGATCGCACTGCTTCTAAGACTCTAAGCATACCAACGCCATCAGCCTGAACAGTATATTCTGGTGTCTCGAAGCTAACCATCACATGAGACTGAGCCGCAAGATTATAAATCTCATCTGGTCTAATCTTTGCTATGACATTTAATAGGTTAGACCCATCTGTCATATCGCCATAATGCAAAACCAACTTACCGAAGATGTGGTCTATTCGCCCCGTATTAAGTGAGGATGATCTGCGAATGATTCCGTGAACTCTATATCCTTTATCAAGTAGAAGTTCAGCCAAATACGAACCGTCTTGACCAGTGATCCCTGTGATCAGCGCGATCTTACTCATGCAGCAATTCTCGAGAAATTCTTATGTTTTTCGAAACGGATAGTGCTGCGGAACTTATCCTGCATGATATCGCCCTTGTGAGATATAACAAACACGTTGGCATCCTCAAGACTCTGCATAAGCTTTAGAAACTCTTCACATCCATTGGCGTCTAGGGAAGCATCAAAGACTTCATCGAGGATCAACAGATTTGTTGCTGCGCTATTTTTCATGCGAGCAATAGCACGCCAGGTAAATAATAGAGACAAATCTATTCGCATCTTCTCACCTTCCGAGAAAGATTCATACGTGAACTCGTCGCGATGACGAGAAAGAATCTTTTCTTCAAAATTCTCATCTAGTTCGAACTTCACAAAAAAGTCCATGGCAGCAAGATACTTATTGACCAGAGAATTAATGATAGGAATATACTGCTTGATGATACGCGACTTGATGCCAGAATCGCGCAAAATGATATTCGCCATTTCGAAAACTTCTCGCGAGTTTAGATGTTCCTCTTTCTTGGTGTAGTATCCTTCTCGTCTTTCATACAGTTCACGCATCTCAGCTGAGTTATCGCCTTTCTGAATCTGCGCCTGAATATGTTCTATCTCATTACTGATAACGCCAATTTCACGCAGATCCTTATAAATCTCATTTTGGCTTATCGTCACCCTTTTTTGTATTTTGCTGATCTCGTTATGCACAGCTACGATTTCATGATATCGATCGTCCGATCTAACAATACTTTCTTGCAATTCAACAAGAGCCGTTTCAATTTGAGAGATGATTTTCAGTTTCATGGCAATAGTTTCTTCACGAAAAGCTGCATCTATTTCTTGCGTGCACGTTGGGCATGTTTGGGTTTCTTTATAGAACTCAATCGCCGTCTCATACTTGATCTTTTTCGCCTTGAGGTTATTCTTAATTGTAGCCGTATTGGCAATAACGGCGTCGTTTATGCTTTCGTCTGCAATATTATCTAGCATGATCTTTACATCATGATTACAGGTTTCGATTTCTTTTTCAATCTCTGTTATACTAGAATATAGTTCCGAAATACGTTTATTGTGGGTTATGATTCTATCATTGGTCAAATCTTTTTCTTGCGTTATCTGCCGTTCTCGAATTTGTATAATTTCCTGAATTGAATCAATATCTTTTTTGTTCAGAACGATATCATCCTTATTTGCGGAGATATGTTCCTTCAGCAAAGATTGCATTGTCGAGAAAATGCGGATATCCAATAAATCTTCGATAACCTCACGCCGAACGCCAGTCGTCAACTGCATAAATGGAACGAATGCAGACGAACCAAGAATAATTATCTGAGAGAATGATTTAGAATTAAGCCGAAGAATATTATTTTCTAAATGCTCTTGTGAATCTTTGGTTGCCGCGTGCTGATCGAGAAGAAGCGAATCTTCATAGATTTCAAAGATATTGGGCTTAAGCCCTCGGACAACTCTATATTGTTTGTTGTTTACCTTGAACGTAACTTCGACCAAAGCTTCTCTACGATTTACCGAATTAATCAACTGATCCTTTTTTACCCTACGAAATGGCTTACCATATAAAGCAAAATGAAGCGCATCTAGAATCGTAGACTTTCCTGCTCCATTTTCCCCCACAATCAACACGTTTGCATGTCGATTAAGGTCGACTTCCGTGAATGAATTGCCCGTCGATAGAAAGTTTTTCCATTTTACATTTTCAAAAAATATCACGCTCATGAATTAGATTCCATATTAGAGGCTTCGGTATAAAGCGAGAGAAGTAGCTTGGAAAGACGATTCTTGTCCACACCGACCTCCATATTTTGGATATACTTGTTCAGAATTGTAATAGTATCTTCAGCTTCGTTTGTAAGTTCTTCTTCAGATAATTTATCCATATGGCGATGGTCTTCTACGATCACAATATCTGATGGGGAAGCTTCGTAAAGTTTGCCAACAAACAGATCAAACTTATATGGGTCTTCCTTTGCAATAACAACAAGCTTCACATATGAGCCGCGTAGATCCTCGAAATCAAATAATTCGATATCGAGAGGCTTGCTGTCGTCATAGAAAACTTTTCGGAACATGCGAAGAGGATTGCGATAGAAATCTCCAAGCTTACCGGACTTTGTATCAAATACATGGAACCCTCGAGGATCATCACAATCTGCCCAAGTCATCTCATACGGAGTCCCAACATATTGAATGTTGCCATTTCTTGACTTATGATGAAAGTGACCAGACGCCACAAGATCAAACTTATCAAACAAAGACTTATCAATTCCCTCATGAGAAGGCATCCCACGATACATCTCAAACCCTTTAATTTCAAGATGACCGAACACAACCAATGCTTCGGTTCGATTAATCATACTCATAGTTTGTTTTTCGTTAGAAGCATTTATCCAGGGCAGCATTAAAATCTTACAGCCTTCAATTTCTATTTCAGTAGGATCAGAATAAAAACGGATAAAATCTTCTGATCCATCTATGCGTGAAAACAATTCACGCATAGAATTAATATCATTTGAATTCTTATAAGGTGTATCATGATTGCCGATAATAATATCAATTTCGATGCCTTCTCGCTTGCATCGTTTGAAAAATCTTCGCATATGATTGAGGGTGATATATGAAATAAACTTTCGTCTATCCACAATATCACCGAGTTGTATGATCCTCTTGATCCCTAGTCTGCGCAGCTCTGGAAAAAGCTGCTGTTCGAAAAATCTTTCGAAATAGTTTAGGAACTCCAAGGAGTCATTACGAGCACCAAAGTGTAGGTCACCAAGAATTGCAATATTCATGATAGTATTATACTACACATTCACTGCAGTGTCAATCTTTTTATTTCGCTTTGATGGTTGTGATTTACGAACATTCATCTTCTTTTCAAATTCGCTCATGAATGTGTTCATCTGTTCGTTAGACCATTCACCATATTTAACATTATCATTATATGTATTTGTGTCAGAGCTTTGCTTCGCAGAGGTCATGTCATTCAAATTTGCGTTTTCAATAGCAGCATATTTGGTGTATAGATACTTCTTCTCCTTCTGAATACGGCGAATGAATGCAAAGAAGATGATCTGAGTAAAGTAGGCAAACGGGTTTTGAGACTTGGCTGGATTAAAATTATGAAGATACAGAAGACAATTCTCAATTCCATCAGAAATCATTTCATCACGAAACGTATAGTTCGAAAAGTTAGGACGATAAGCGAGATGTGTTGAAATCTTCATAATACACTCGCCCACATATGCAGGGATGCGTGGTTTGATTTTCCCTTCTTTTTTCGAAACCTCTATGCCAGCTAAGTGCTCTACCATGGCAGAGAATAACAATTTATTATCGACATAGTGTGCTTTTTTACTTGACATTTTGATCAAACTCCAGTATAATAACAAATGTTGTGAGCGATAGTTACAAGATGTTAATGAATACTGCCACTTGGTGATCTTGCACACATAAGCATTACATCCTTTACGTCTTTCTCGCGATCATTCTCCGATTCCAAATCGGAAAGACCGGAAGCGACTCGTTTCTCAGATACAAGATAAGAATAGTATTTTTGAAGATTCGTTTCTACCTCACTACCGAAAACGATATCATCTTTTAATAACTGTATCACCTTTGACATAGCTTTATTTGACGGAAACCATTGAACGATAGATGATACAAGAGATGATTCAGAACGATCTTCGGAAGGAAGGTGAGAGTATATAAACTTAAACGGCATAGTGATATATATGTACTCTTCGTCTTCTTCGATCAACTCTGCTAGAAGATCTTCTCCACTATATAGTTTGAAATAATACACTTCCATTAGAGCTCCCTTTCAATCGAACAACATGCATTTCGTATGGAAACATTTCTTCATTATACATCTTAACGCGATCAGCTAGATGATTAAGAGTGAAGTTGCAGTTTCTTCCATTCTTAGAGCATATATCATCTGCAACATCAAATAGCTTACACGAAGTTTTCGTATCTGTTTTGCGAAGACCACGACCAATAGACTGAAGAACGCGAATCTTACTTTTAGACGGGCTTGCAAAAATGATATTATGCAGGTTCTTTATATTTATACCCGTGGAAAATGTGCCATACGAAGCCACAATGATATTGTTGATGCCATCCTCCGTATCTATGCGAACATCCTCTCTGTCGGAAGCATTGGTGCCGCCAGACACAAAATGAATGATGCGCTCGGGAGCTTTGTCTGTCATCATCTTATGCAAGATCATTCCATGTTTCTCGACATAAGCATAAAGAACCAAGGTATTGCCCGTCAGAGACAAAGTTAGATTTCGAATGAATCTGTTGCGTGATTCACAGCCAACTAGATATTCGAGCTCTTCGGGATAGGTCTCAGGCTTTGGTGTGCCTTGTGGATGTCTTAGCACTAATATCTTGATGTCGAGATTAGCAAGATTGCCCTTTTCAATAAGTTCCTCAGTCTTGGCAACCCTTTCGATAGGTCCAAATAAACCTTCGAGAACTAGCTCATGAACTTCGGCTCCGTCGAGAGTTCCTGTCATACCAAATCGATACTTTGTATTACGCATATTGCTCATAATGGTGGCAAGACTCTTAGCCTTGAATAGATGAGCCTCATCGCCAATAACCACATCGAAGTTGTCGAAGAATTCTGGTGGCTGATCGTATACAGATTGCCAGGTCGACACGATGATAGCAGACTTATCATACTTGTTTTTCCCAGCCATCACGCCATATATTTCTCCCTTATAACCATACTCTCCGAAATCTTTGATCATCTGCACGACCAAAGAAACTGTTGGCACAAGTATGAGTGTTCTACGATCGAACCACTTTGTTATCATGTAGGCAATTAGTGACTTACCGGATGCGGTGGGAGAAATAAGAACACATCGATTATTCCGAACAGCAAGAGCTAAACCTCTGATTTGATAGTCTCGCGGCTCGTGTGGAAGATTCAAGGAAGCAATAAATTCAGAAGCTTCTGTCAATGATAGTTCGTCTGTCTCTTCCAACTCCTTGTCAATTGCAATCGTATAGTCGGAGCGTTGCGCGAAATATTTTATCTTAGAAACAAGACCAGTATAGATATGACGATTCTTTGTGTTGAAAAGCCGAAGCTTACCATCCCAAACTTTACGCCTGAATGCTGGCATAAACTTCGCGCCTGGGACCTCAAACGTAAAAAGTTCAGATAGCTCGCGAGTTATCGAGTCATCACATTCAACGCGAATATGCGCTTCATCGACTTTATGGACAACAATATCCACTAATTACCCAACATCAGTTTCTTGAAATCTATGGCATTCTTAAGAGAATATCCGCGATTGTTAATGCTTTTCATAATTTCCAACAAAGTTTCTACCATTTCACTATATGTTTCGATTTTTGCGTCCATTCTCATGATATCTCTATCCGCTTCGACATAGCTCATGACGTCCGTTTTCATAAGCTTCTTTACATATGGTTCACGACCAATACGTTCCAGGTCTTGTGGATTGTTGAGATCACCGTGATAATATTCGAACAAATCCTTCACCAAAAAGCGACGTTGAATTCGAAGCTGACGTAGCTCCATTCGGGATTCGCTGAGCTTTCCAATGTATTTCGAATGCAAAGAAGGAACCTTGAGACTCTCTGAATCTAGATTCAGATCATCAATTTTCGTATCTGTCTTCCACTCTTCGATAAGATCATTAATTTTCATAATGATATTATAGCTCATTTTTATTAGAAAGTAAAGGATTAAACTCTTTCTACGGTATATTTTCTGTAACGAAATTGTGAAGTTGCCTCGAGATATTGCACATCCGATGACATAGATTCGAACTGAAGCTCACTTAAGGACACAGGGAAAACTTCTTCAAAGAACACATGTAGCTTGACTCTCTTATTACTATCTAGAACAAATAGAGTGGCGTCCGAAACCACGTTCAACACGGAGCCTGCGCGATAATTAAGGATACGACTTTGAGATTCAAGAATACGTGTTTGTTCGAAACTGTCTGGTCGCGAAACACCAACCAGCCAATCATATATTTCAAGATAATTCTTGAGGTCTTCATCAACACGGAATCTTACATTCAGCGGCTCGAATGTTAGCCGAGAACCAGCATGAGGAATCACCGTGAATGGAGTAGGAGTGTCGACGCTGTTGATAGAAATCGCCGGTATTGCTATCGCTTGACAGAAATAGCTAACGCTCGGAAGTTTCTCTAGCGCAAATCGAAACCCAAGTTGCGATAGATAATTCAGATTGTTTGGCTGTGTTGCCTCTGACACTTACTTTCCCTGCCCTTTGCTACGTCTTTTGTGCTCGTTTGGTGGGCGCGACAACCCGGCAGTTTGCTTTGCAGCCATGTTTAATTCTCCACAATTTCATGTATTGCGCGCCAATTAGGATTAAAATCATCCATAATTACCACGCGATTTATAGTTGCCTTTATATTATTCTTCCAATAATTTAAAAACATGTGCACTCGAGGAATCTCAGGAACAATATCTTCTGTCTGCCAGATAAACTCTTGTAAAATACTAGAGTGATCTGGCATATAATACAGTATGTCTACAGTGACTATTCTTTTTCTTATCCACATACAGCTATTTATATGCCATAATGCGAGCACAAAAAAGGGAGGAGCTTTTTAGGCTCC